AATTTTCAGGAAGTAACGAATGAAAGATACACCATACGACAACGGCAAGGTAAAGATTGGTAATGCAGTTTATTTAAACAAGTTGGTTAACCCACCATACATTGAATATGATGAAGATATGTTGGAGTTACAAAGCTACCTTATCCACGACCCACGCATACTTAACAGAGAGTATTGGATTAAACGGATTTACATTATGTTTCTTCTTTTTGTTTTAACTGTTATGTTGATGGCAAATTAAGTCTGAGTTATGGGGTGGAGTGCTAAAGATGAATGGTTTTATAACTTTGAGGAGATAAAGAAATGACTACAGCTAAAAAAGATTTAAATTTAAGAGATTATTTTGCGGGTCAAGCCTTAGCGGGTGGGTTGGAACAGGGAGTTGAAAATAATATGCACACTAGTTGGTGGCACGAACCTGAAAAAATAGCTGAAAGAGCTTATGCAATAGCAGATGCAATGATAAAAAAGAGCAAAAAATGAGTGCGTGGTCATATAGTGGCTTAAAAACATTCCAGCAATGTCCAAAGAAATATTACCACTTAAAAGTTGCTAAAGATATAAAGGATACTGGTAGTGAAGCTACTATATATGGCAAAGAACTTCATAAAGCCGCTGAAGACTACGTACGTGATAACGTACCAATCCCACCTCAGTTTGCCTTTATTCAAGCAACCCTAGATGCCCTAAAGAACATACCAGGCGAGAAGTTATGTGAGATTGAGCTAGGAGTGGCTAAGCACGATGGGAAACTTAGTGCATGTGGGTTCAACGATAAGAATGCGTGGTATCGGGGTATTGCAGACTTGCTTATTATCAATGGGGATGAAGGCTATTTAGTGGATTACAAGAGTAGTAAGAATGCTAAGTACGCTGACCTCAAACAGTTGGACTTATTAGCGGCGGCGGTATTCACACATTACCCAGAGATTAAGAGTCTTAAGTCTGCTCTAATATTTATAGTAAGTAACGAATTTGTTAATAAAGAACATAGTGCCCACCATAGGCTAGCTTACTTTGAGCATGTTAGGTTTGACTTAGAACGGCTAGAAATAGCTATGCAAACAGGGGTTTGGAACGCAGTAGCGGGTCCCTTATGCGGTTGGTGTCCTGTAAAGACTTGCCCAAATTACAGAGAAAGAAGAAAATGATAGGACTTAAGGAGAAACCCCATGCCATACGTAAACAAACCTAGACCATACAAAAAAGAATACGAACAGTATCAGGGTAAACCCGAACAAATAAAGAACAGGGCAAAGCGTAATAGTGCCCGTGCGGAGCTAACAAAAGATGGAAAGGTATCAAAAGGAGATGGAAAAGACGTCGACCACACAAAGCCTCTCAGCAAGGGGGGTACAAGTGCTAAAAGCAATCTCAAGGTTAAATCCGCTAGCAACAACCGCTCGTTTAGTAGAAACTCAGACCACACAGTCAAGCGGAATGTCTCAAAAAAATAGCATCATAGCGGACTATAACTGGCCTGGAAAATTTAAACCTTTTGCGCATCAAAAATTAACCTCTGAGTTTCTTACGTTAAACCGCAAGGCTTTTTGTTTTAATGAGCAGGGTACTGGCAAAACAGCTAGCGTAATATGGGCAGCAGACTACCTAATAAATTTAGGGGTAGTTAATCGTGTACTTGTTATTTGTCCCTTATCCATTATGCGTTCTGCATGGCAGGCAGACCTGTTTAAATTTGCTATACATCGTGCATGCGATGTAGCCCATGGGGATGCAAAGCAAAGGCGAAAGCTAATTAACAATGGTTCTGAGTTTGTCATAATTAATTTTGATGGGGTAGAGATTGTTAAAGACGACATATTAAATGGTGGCTTTGACCTAATCGTAGTAGATGAGGCTAGTGCTTATAAAAATGCGCAGACAACCCGCTGGAAAACACTAAGAGAAATAGCTGGAAAAGTTAAAGGTATATGGATGCTTACTGGCACTCCTGCGGCTCAGTCTCCTGTAGATGCGTTTGGTCTTGCTAAGATAATTAACCCCGATGGTACACCTAAGTTTTATGGTCAGTTCCGTGACCAAGTTATGTATAAAGTTGGAACCTATCGTTGGATACCAAAACCACAAGCTCAAGAAGTTGTGCATACCGTGTTACAACCCGCTATTCGTTTTGAGAAGAATCAATGCCTAGATTTGCCTGACGTAACCTATGTTGAGCGTGATGCCCCCCTTACCCCCCAGCAACTTAAGTATTACAGGGTATTAAAGAAGCTGATGATTATGTCAGCAGATGGTGAGCAAGTAACTTCAGTCAATGCGGCGGTTAATATCAATAAGCTCCTCCAGATCTCTGGCGGTGCGATATATACGGATACTAGAGAAGTCATAGAGTTTGATGTATCTAATCGTTTGAAGGTTATTGAAGAAGTTATTAATGAGGCTTCGCATAAGGTCCTGGTGTTTGTACCCTTTACTCATACTATAGAACTACTAAACAAATACCTTACAGCTGCAGGCATACCTTGTGCGGTTATCAATGGTCAAGTTCTTGTTAATAAACGGCACGACATCATTAAAGATTTTCAAGAGACTGAAAACATTAGAGTTTTAATTATTCAACCACGAGCTGCATCGCACGGGTTAACACTAACTGCTGCTACCGTTATTATTTGGTATGCTCCTGTGACTAGCGTTGAAACATATTTACAAGCTAATGCACGTATTGATAGACCAGGGCAAAAGAACCCCATGACTATTGTGCATATTAAAGGTAGCGAAGTAGAAGCTAAGTTGTATAGCATGCTAAGTAACAACATAGACAACCACACAAAAATAATTGATTTATATCGAAAAGAAATTGAAGATATAGCTTGACAAAGTCAAAGTGGTTGATATACTAGAGGTTCGTAGTAAGGAGCTAATTATGAACGAGACAAATGTAGCAACAGACAAGCTTGCAGAAATTTATATTAAGATTCGTGACAAGCGTTCTGAGATGAAAGAGCAGTTTGAAAAGCAGGACAATGAGCTAAAAGAGCAACAAGATTTACTGGCTGAACAAATGCTTTCGGTTTGTAGTGAGCTTGGCGCAGACAGTATTAAAACCCCAGCAGGGACAATCATTCGTAAAGTGGATACACGGTACTGGACGACGGATTGGGATTCTATGTATCAGTTTGTACAAGAACATGATGCATTTCCCCTGCTCGAGAGAAGATTGCATCAAACCAATCTTAAGCAGTTTCTCGAAGAGAATCCCGAACTGTTACCTGCTGGATTGCAAGCGGACAGAAAATACACCGTGGTTGTTAGAAGGAGCAAATAAATGAGCAACTTATCAATTTTTAAATCTGATACAAACGCAGTAGGTACTCGTAGTCAAGAAGTCAGTGAACTAACTAAATCCCTAGCGGGTAATACTGGTTCTACAAGTCGTCGTATTACTATGAACAAAGGTGTATTCCGTCGCATGGTAAACGGTAAAGAAGCTGGTAAGGTTAAGGATGGCTTTATCAACGTTGTTATTATTAATGCATTAGCAAAGGTATCTCGTCAGTTCTACGCTACGGCTTATGACCCTGATGCATCTCCTACCTTGCCTGATTGCTGGTCTAATCTTGGTGATGTACCTGATGCCAAAGCATCTAACCCACAATCCAACTCATGCGTAACTTGCTCACAGAATATTGATGGCTCAGGTGCAAGTGGCAAGGGTCGTGCTTGTAAGTTCCAGCGTCGTATAGCTTTGTTGCTTGAGAACGATATGAGCGGTGAGGTATATCAAATGAATATCCCAGCTAAGTCTTTGTTTGGTAAGGGTGTTGGTAATACCCATCCATTTGAAAGCTACGCTAAGTTTCTCCCAGCAAACGGAGAAAGCATTGATCGTGTAGTTACAGAGATGCGCTTTGATGAGAATGAAACTGCAGACGTTCTTCAGTTTACTGCGGTTCGCCATTTAAACGACGAAGAGGTTGAGGTTGTAGTTGCTGCCCAGTCTACTGCCGAGTCTAAGAATGCGGTTGCTCTTACTGTAGCCCAGCAAGATGGTGTTAAGAAGTTACCAATAGCACCAGCTAAAGCTACTTTGATTACGCAAACGGCTGAAGAAGTTGAAGTTATTGAAGAGCCAGTTAAACGTCCTTCTAAGAAAGCTGAAGCACCCCCTGCCGCACCTAAGCAGAAACTAGCGGACGTTGTTAGTGCATGGAGTGATAGCTAAGAATGAGCATTGGTTATAGTGCCAAGACTATTCAGCTTAATAAAAAGGCTGATGGGAGTAAGCTTGGCGTTGCACTTGGTAAAGCGGCAATAAAACTAGGTATCTCAGTTACAGACATAGCCACTACCATTGGGGTTAGCAGACAAACTGTATACAACTGGTTCATAGGTTCTTACGACCCTAAAGATACGTACACCAAGTCAATAACCAGCTTATTGAATAGCTTTACTAAGCACATAAAAGAATCAAAACTTAAGTAATAAAAGCACTGAAAGGTGAGGGGGGAGTAGTCCCCCCTTTTTGCCCCCAATAGATGAGACGAGTATGACTAATATTGACCTACTAGACAGAGTGCTAGCCCCTACGGGCTGGTTTGCTGTGCTTGGTATAAAAGGTAAAAAGAATGTAGTACAAGAACTCGTTCAGACTCGTGCCGAAGTAGATAAGTTTGCAGCTAAATTTGTAAATGAAAAACGGGAAGTGTATTTTGGTTGTTCCAAGTTTAAGACTGGTGATAACCGTACTAAAGAAAACGTCAAGGATATAAAAGCCTTTTGGATGGACATAGATTGCGGTGAGTCCAAGGCACTAGTAAACGAAAAGACTAATAGACCCGATGGTTACATTGACCAAGCTACAGGCTTACAAGAACTTCAGAAGTTTTGCAAAACAATTGGATTACCCCGCCCCCTTCTTGTTAACTCAGGTAGAGGTATACACGCTTACTGGCCTCTAATTGCACCCGTAACCCGTGAAGAGTGGGAGCCAGTTGCGGCTCGTTTGAATGAATTATGCGTAATACATAAACTATATGTGGATGCTTCCGTATTTGAAGCTGCCCGTGTCCTTAGAATACCTGGCACATTTAACTTTAAAGATGAACCCCCTAAGCCAGTAGAAGTAATTTCAGATGCTCCAGACGTAGAGTATCAAGCAATCAAAAATTTACTAGGTGTAAAAGAAGTAAAGAAGATACGTCCTACCCAAGAGCTAAGCGAACTTGCTAAAGCAATGATGTCTAATAGCACGTTCAAGTTTTCCAAGATTATGATGCGTAGTG